CGCAGGTATTTTCTACTGCCCTTACGTTCCATTGCAAATGGTTCGTGCAGTTGATCCTAACAGCTTCCAGCCAAAGATCGGCTTCAAGACTCGTTACGGTATGATTGCTAACCCATACGTTACAACTTCTGCTTCCGGCGCTGCTGATGCATCGACCTTTACAGCTAACCGTAACCAATACTATCGTCGTACTAAGGTTACTAACTTGATGTAATCTAAAGCCGTCGATAAGAACGGATCCCGGAAACGGGTTAAAAGGGAGCCTAAAAAGCTCCCTTTTTTTGTTTATAAATATTGTAAAGGAAACAATCAATGTTTACAGCCAATCTTTCAACAATATTAAATGATGTAAGTAGTATAACAACCACACCGGTTGCTAACTTTCTTAGACCTAATGCTTTTAGGTTTACTATTAAAAACCTACCTAGTGTGGCATTCACATGTCAATCGGCAAATTTACCTTCGTTAACTCTAGGTTTTGCTAGTCAACCGACGCCTTTTATCGATATACCACATGTCGGGGATAAAAACGTATTTGGAGACTTTACAATTCGGTTTTTAATTACCGAAGATATGTCAAATTACATTGAATTATACGAATGGTTAGTTGCACTTGGCTTTCCAACAGACTATAATCAATATAGAAATTTTACTGGTGAAAGGTTGAATAGGTTTCCTTTCGTTAGAAACGCTTCTGGTGGTTCGATTGCTGTAGCTTATTCAGACGCAACTCTAACTATTTTGGATAGTAACAACGTACCGAAGACTAATATTAATTTTAAAGATGCTTTCCCTGTTTCAGTTGAAGCTCTTGATTTTGATATTACCTCCTCTTCGGTTGATTATTTCGTAGGCATCGCTTCTTTTAAATATAAACAATTTGAAATTGAAGTATTATAATTCTTTTTTGGAGCTAAATTATGGCAACTAAGCAAGTTCAACTCTCTGTTGAAGAGATTCGTAAAAGCAAATTCTTTATCGCAACACCATGCTATGGTGGTCAGCTAAACGAACCCTATTTCCGTTCAGTCATCAAGATGATGACATTCTTTAACGGTCATCAAATCCCTCTTGCATTTGGTACTATTGCTAATGAGTCCTTGGTAACACGGGCCCGTAATGTATTGGTAGCCTACTTCCTTGCATCTGACTATACCCATCTTATGTTCGTTGATGCTGATATTGAATTTCAGACTGAAGACATTTTGAAACTATATGCTCACAAGAAGGATGTTGTTGTAGGTGCATATCCTAAGAAGGGTGTTGCCTGGGATAAGATTAGAGCTAACCTATCTGATCCTGCAAATAAAGGTAAAGAGTTATCCGATCGTGATATGGCATCCTTCGGTTCTGATTATGCTATTAACTTTAAGTTTGTAGATAAGGAGACAAAGACCATTGGAGTTGAGAACGGTCTGATTAAACTTCATGATGCCGGTACAGGCTTTATGATGATTAGTCGTGAAGCTATTCTTAAGATGATTAAGGCGTATCCTGAACTTAAGTATAATAACGACGTTAATATCGCTAATGCTGATTTGAAAGATCATTTCTATGCATTGTTCGATACCATGATTGATCCTATCGATCGTCGTTATCTATCAGAAGACTATACTTTCTGCCGTCGCTGGCAAGAAATTGGTGGTGATGTTTGGCTTGATCCTTCTATCTCTCTGAACCACTATGGACACTTCTGTTTCCAAGGTAATCCAGAGGCTATTATTAGCTTCGGGCCTCAGCCGGAAGAGAAGAGAGAAGAAATTTTAACTTTAGATCTTCCAGAATAAAGTTAACCTAACTACATTATGAAATTAAGTGAATTGACGGAGGAGTGGACTAGAGACGCTCCTATTAATGAAACGAACCTTGGGCACGAAGCTGCCCGGGTTCCTATCCTCCATGCCAAGTATATTACTGTATTGTCTAAGACTAAGCTACAACTACGTAAAGCTGAGTCTGATTACCTTAACACCAGACGTCTGAAGTACAAGTACTTTAGAGGTGAAATGACTAAGCAGGAATTAGAGGATGAAAATTGGTCGCAATACCAGGGTAACAAGCCATTAAAGAATGAGATGGATGAGTTGCTTGAATGTGATCAAACTCTTGTAGAGTTACAAGATAAGATAGAATATTTTAAGACTACTATCTATACGCTAGAACAAATAATCAGATCACTTAACTCTCGTACCTGGGATATTAAATCAGGTATTGAGTGGGCAAAGTTTACTAACGGTATGATGTAATGGCCGATATAGCAATCAAAAAGAAAAACAATGTTTACCTAACAGTTCAATCAGATCCTTCTATTGCACAGGAATTAGTAGATCATTTTTCTTTTGATGCTCCAGGGGCTAAGTTTCATCCTTTATTTCGCAACAAGCTATGGGATGGGAAGATTAGACTCTTCTCCATGTTCACTAAAGAGTTATATGTTGGTCTAAAAACTTATCTAGAACATTTTGCTGAAGTCAATAACTATACAATTGACTACAGTGAATATATTGATCAGTCTGATTCTATAACCATTGAAGTACTGAAAGAATTTATTAATGAACTCAACCTATCACTGCCCGGTGGCGAGTCCATCAGAGATTATCAACTCGATGCAGTTTATAGAGCAATTACCGATGGAAGACGCCTTCTTCTGTCACCAACAGGTTCCGGTAAGTCTCTCATTATATACTGTCTACTCCGTTGGAATGAAAAGTTTAAACGGCGACAGCTTATCCTGGTCCCTACGACCTCTTTGGTCGAGCAAATGTACGCAGATTTCCAATCTTATTCTCAAAACAATGGATGGAAAGTATCAGAATCTTGCTCACGTATATATGCAGGGCATTCTAAAGAGAACCTCCTTCCAATAGTTATTTCTACTTGGCAATCGGTATATGAATTACCTAAGAAGTTCTTTGAGAACTATCAGGTAGTCTACGGTGATGAGGCTCATACCTTCAAGGCAAAGTCCTTAACTGGTATCATGCATAAGATGGTTAACACACCTTATCGTATAGGTACTACAGGTACCTTGGACGGAACTAAGACTCATAAACTGGTACTAGAAGGTCTATTTGGTTCTGTTTATAAAGTAACGTCTACCAAACAGTTAATGGATAACGATCAGTTAGCCGAGTTAAAGATCTTTGGTCTGGTACTCCAATATCCTGACGATGTAAAGAAAGCTTGTAAAGATAATAAGTACCCTGATGAGATGGATTTCCTTTGCGGGTACGAGCCTAGAAATAAATTTATTCGTAATCTAGCTATCTCACAGACGGGTAACTCTTTAGTATTATTTCAGTATGTAGAGAAGCATGGACAAATACTTTTTGATATGATTAAGGCCAAAGGCGGTGATAGAAAAGTATTCTTTGTATTCGGTGGTACTGAGACTGCTGATAGAGAAGATATCAGACGAATTACTGAGTTAGAGAATGATGCTATTATTGTTGCATCCTACGGTACGTTTTCTACTGGTATAAATATTAGGAACCTTCACAATATTATATTTGCATCTCCTACGAAGTCTAAGATTAGAAACTTACAGTCGGTAGGTAGAGGTTTACGAAAAGGTGATGCAAAGACACATTGTAATCTATATGATATTGGTGATGATCTGACTTGGAAGACAAGAAAGAACTATACATTATTACATATGATCGAAAGAATTAAGACCTATAATGATGAGCACTTTGACTACAAATTAGTAAAGGTACCTCTATAATGTACTGTAAGTTTTTAAAATTAACCAGCGGAGAAAATTTAATTGTCTCTACTGAAGATGAGTGTACGGATCTGGCTGATAAGAAGTATATTGAAGTTACCGAGCCAGTAGAAATACATTCAATGAAGATGCCTTATGCCGGGGGCGTGATTGAGTCCTATATTATGCAGCCATGGCTTAAAATGTCTGCAAAAGAAATTTTAAGAATTCCAGCACGTAATGTTGTAATTGCAACCAATGTGTTAGAAAAAGCAGAATCTCAATATAAGCAATTTATTATTGAGTACGATAATTTAGAAATGGCTACAGAAGAAGATATTGAACAAGCACTTTCGGGTGATGACGATACTGATGAAATTGAAATCACCGAGGAGGATGATAATGATAGTTGGACAAGTAGTGGAGCACGTACCCTCCACTAAAAAAGCCCCAGCCCATTACGTAGACAATAAAAAGTTCTTCGAAGCTTTAGTTGAATATCGTAAAAAGGTATTAGAGGCAAAAGAGGGTAATCTAGAAAAGCCTAGAGTTACAGAATATATTGGTGAGTGCTTTCTCAAGATTGCCACCCACCTATCATATAAAGCTAACTTTATTAATTATACGTTTAAAGACGATATGATCTCTGATGGTATAGAGAACTGCTTGACTGCTGTTGAGAAGTTTGACCCTAATAGGGGTATGAATCCTTTTGCTTACTTCACCCAGATTACTTTCTTTGCGTTCGTAAGACGTATACAGAAAGAAAAGAAACAACAAGCAACTAAATACAAGTTACTAGAAAACATTGATATTGATATGCTGATAGCACATTCTGATGGTAATGAAGAATTTGCAAATTCATTGGTAGAAATGATGAGAAAGCATGTAGATAACATTGATATTGATAAGAGAACGGTCAAAAAACCTAAGAAAAAAGACGTTTCTGACGAAGGAACACTTGACATTCAATAGGGTATAGCCTATAATAGGTACATGCCTGTTAAAGTATATTACTATATTAAAGATAAAGACGGTTACGCTTCAGAGGATAAGACCTATGAGAGTATTCCAGAGGATGAAGATGGTCTCTTTCTGTGGCAGCATATTAATAAAGCTCGCAAATTGGCCGGAGTTCCCCGCGAACGTTTCTTTATAATTAATACTTCCTGTTCCCCCCGTAAGAAGCCAACTTGGATTAACCCCGATTGGCCTCTTGCACCTTTTCCTAAGCTGAAAAAAGCTAGGTTGGCTTTCGGTAGATATGTTATCGAGAAACCACCAGAACCAGTTGATCCAGATTATGACTAGCCTATATAATGGATCGTGCCCTTCCACGTACAACTAGGAGTTAAATTGTTGACCTTTAATCAACCTGATGCCAACTGGCATGCGCGTATTTCGTTCGTTAAGAGTATCATCAGAATTTTTGCTGGTATCTCTCTCATCTGGCCACAAAGTCTTATCTTAGCTGGCATCTTTTTAATCATCGCAGAGATCCTCGGCATTGCAGAGGAGTTAGTATAATGGCTAAACTTAAAGTAGCAGAATTATTCTATTCTATTCAAGGTGAGGGTCGCTACATGGGCGTACCTTCTGTATTTCTTCGTACCTTTGGTTGTAATTTTACCTGTAGTGGCTTTGGTATGCCTAAAGGTGAACAAAGTAAGGAGGTCGATTTTGTGGCCGCAGAAGTTGGTAAATTTCTTAACTATAAAGAACTACCGTTGGTTAGTACTGGCTGTGATTCATACGCTAGTTGGGATCCTCGTTTTAAGCATCTATCTCCCGTTCTTGATACTGACTCGGTTGCCGAAGCTATTGTGGATTCTCTACCATACAAAGAATGGAAAGAAGAACATCTTGTAATTACCGGGGGTGAGCCTTTACTAGGGTGGCAAAGAGCATACCCAGATTTGCTTAATCATCCTAAGATGAGAGCATTAAAAGAGATTACCTTTGAGACCAATGGTACACAAGAACTAACTAAAGAGTTTAAAGACCATTTAGATAGATGGGGCTGGGGAGTACCTGGTAACTTTGATCGCCAAATTACATTCTCTGTATCACCTAAGCTATCGGTATCAGGTGAAAAATGGGATGATGCTATTAAGCCAGAAATTGTTGCCGATTATGGTATGGTAGGTTATGTGTACTTAAAATTTGTAGTTGCATCTCAAGAGGATGCAGATGAAGCAGAGAAGGCAGTAGAAGCATACCGTGCAGCTGGCTTCATGGGACCGGTATACTTAATGCCTGTTGGAGGTGTTGAGTCGGTATATCATATGAACAACCGGGCTGTGGCAGAACTTGCCATGAAGAAGGGTTATCGCTACAGCGATCGACTTCAAGTGCCTTTATTTAAAAACGAATGGGGAACCTAAAATGTCATTACAAGCTGGAAAAACAGACGCCGAACTAGGCTATAAAGTAGAAGAGTATCTTATCTCTAAAGGTGTGCATACACCTATTGTACTAGATAGACTTGGAGTAAAAGATGAGCGTAAGATTGCAAAGATTGAAAAGAACTTTGCTGTCATTATGGAGACGTTGGGTCTTGATTTGACCGATGACTCGTTGATGGATACACCTAAGCGTGTAGCTAAGATGTTTGTACGGGAAATCTTTTGGGGTCTTAAGCCTGAGAACTTTCCTAAGTGTACCGTGATTGAGAATAAAATGGGGTACGATGAAATGGTGGTTGAAAAAGACATTACTATGATGTCTAACTGCGAGCATCACTTTGTTACTATCGACGGTAAGGCACACATTGGTTATATTCCTAAGGGTAAAGTCCTGGGTTTATCTAAGTTGAACCGTATTGTAGAGTACTTTGCCCGTCGCCCTCAGGTGCAGGAACGTATTGCCGAGCAAGTATATCATGCTCTGTCTTTTATCCTAGGTACTGAAGACGTTGCAGTTGTGATTGAAGGTACTCATTACTGTGTTAAGAGCAGAGGTGTTGAAGATCATTCCTCTTCTACCCTCACAGCCAAGCTTGGTGGTTGCTTTAAGAGTGAGCCCGATTGCCGAGCTGAGTTCATGTCTCTTATTAAGAAGTAATTTATGACTTGGTATGCAAACTCCGAAGGTCGCTATGGTGCTAAAGGTGCCAAGGGCGATCTTGGCGAGGCCATTGTAGAAGAATATTGCAAGACTAATAATATACTATTTGAAGATAGAAACGATATTATTAGTCAAGTAAGACTAAAGATTGATTGTATCATTAATGGTATTCCTGTTGATGTTAAAGCAAACTATTACATGGGTACTCTTTGCGTGGAATTGTTTAATAATAAAAAACAGCAGGCAGGGTGGTTGTATACTACATCAGCAAAACAAATTTACGGTGTAGACGTGGATACAAAATCTATTTACCGTTATAATATAGAAGATATGATAACTTATGTAAGTAATAATGAGCACCGAGCCAAGAAAACTAAGTACGATGATACTGTAATCTGGGCTCCTGTTGCATTAGATATTATTGAGAAACTACAATGAAAATTAGCCATGAATCCCCGCTTTGCCTTCTTGATCGGTCTCGTAGTTATAACGATTACGATTACGCTCTTGTCCACTTGTTCGAAACAGAACCAACCTACTACCAATTCTTTGAAGATTCTCTAGCCCAGGGCCGCCAGGTATTGCTAGATAATTCTATTTTTGAGTTAGGTACTGCTTTTGAAGCAGGTAAGTATTTTGAATGGATTGATAAACTTAAACCTACTGAGTATATTATTCCTGACGTACTTGAAGATACTCTAGGCACAATGGATAAAGCATTGGACTGGAAAGAGAACTATTGGGGTAAGACACCAAAGAATAGTAAAAGTATAGGTGTTGTTCAGGGTAAGAGTTATGAAGATCTCGTTCAATGCTACGACTATCTAGATAATGTGATTGGTGTAGATAAGATTGCAATTTCATTTGACTACTCGTACTACCTCGAGATTTGTCCTCATCCTAATAAATGGATGGGTTATACATTAGGTAGGGTGCAAACTTTAACAAGATTATTAGAAGATGGTGTTATCAATACTGAAAAGCCGCATCACCTCCTTGGGTGTGCGTTACCGATTGAATTTATGTTCTACCGTGAGGGGTTTGATTGGATCGAATCGCTCGATACCTCTAGCCCTATTGTTCACGCTTTGTTGGGCATTGGCTACGAGCCTGGCGGTCTGGCTACTAAGAAATCCCTCAAACTCATTGAGCTACTTAACACTCCTGAACCCTCGGTAGCCACTATGCATACCATTAACCATAATATTAAGTATTTTAGATCATACGTTCATGGTTACAGATAATGAATTGGGTTGCATTCTTTAGTCAAACAGGCTCCGAGATTGTAGAGTTATCTAAGTCTATTGGACGTAAGCCAGACTTACTGGTAACTAATAATTTTGAAGATAAAATTAAATTTCACCCAGGCATTCGTGAACTGGGTGTTACTATCATGTCTGCCAAACATGATATGATAATGAATTACTTTAGAAATCAGGTAGTATATAATGTTCCTCAGACCCTTATTAGTCTTCATGGCTACCTTCGCATTCTACCAGCTGATATATGTGAGAAATACGAAATATATAACGGCCATCCTGGAGCAATTGATCTCTACCCTGAGTTAAAGGGTAAGGATCCGCAAGAAAAAGTATGGCAAGATAATGACAAGTATACTATAATAGGAAGTGTTGTACATAAATGTACTGCTGAATTAGATGGAGGTGATGTATTAAAAGCTGTTCATCTACGTAATAGAAATTATAATAGAGAAGACTTATATGCTTCACTTAAGATGACTTCGTTATCAGCATGGAATTTCTTCTTGAGGGAAAAGGGATTATGAAGATTGGTATTACGGGTGCGCAATCGGTAGGTAAGACTACATTATTAAATGCATTGCGCTCTGAAAAACTATTTAAAGATTATGTTATATGTGATGAGGTTACTCGTCGCGTAAAGAGTTATGGATTACCTATTAACGAAGAAGGTACTGATATTACTCAACGTCTCATTATGAATGAGCATATCGTTAATGTATTCATGTATGGTAATATGTTAACCGATCGTACTGCATTAGATGGTTTAGTTTATAGTGCGTATTTGTTTAAAAATAATCGAATTAATGCCAGTACCTTAAGATATGTTAAAGATGTATTTAACAAGGTATGGCATTCGTATGATTACGTGTTCTATATTGAACCAGAGTTTGAAATTATAGATGACGGTGTACGTAGTACTAATAAACAATTTAGAGATGAAATTGCAGATTTGTTTGAAGCAACAATTGAAAAAAATGAATTAAGTATGCTTAGAGTCAAAGGCTCTGTGCGTAATAGAGTTAATACAATTATAGATCATTTAGAAGGAAGATAATGGATAATCAAGAAGAACTGAATAAGCTGGTCGGTGTTCACCTTGGTAAGGCTGGAGACGGGTCAGCTGTCAAGCCTTATGTAACTCCTGATGAAGTAGATCCAAGCCTATTGGTTTCTGTACCTCGTCATTTAAATCGTACAGGTTACGATATTCATGAAGAAGAGTTACCTTTTGTTGGTATGGATGCTTGGAATGCTTATGAGTTCTCTACTCTACAAAAGAATGGCTTTCCTATCTCCGGTTGGTTAAAGTTTACTTACTCCTCTAGTACTCCTAATATTGTTGAGTCTAAGTCTGTCAAGTTGTATTTAAACTCTTACAATATGGCTCGATTAATTATTGGTAAGGAAGAGCTTCACTTTATTGAAGAGCAAATTGAACGAGACCTTTCTAAAGCCGTTGGTGGTGAAGTTGGTGTCTATATTGCAGTTGGTGACGTTGATACAGTTAAGCCTTTGAAGGGTGACTTTATGTCGCTTGAAGAGTATTGTAACGTTGCTGGGATGTCATTTGATCACTTTAATGAGTCATCTGATATTTTAGAAGTTGTACCTTCTATTGGACGTTATGAAAGATGGCGATCTCATTCACTACGTTCCAATTGCCGGGTAACTAATCAACCTGATTGGGGTGATGTTTATATTCATATTAAGGGTGAGAAGTCTGTTACTCCTGAATCATTGTTACAGTATATTGTATCGATGCGCAAAGAAAATCACTTTCACGAAGAGATCGCTGAATGCATTTACAAACGCCTGTGGGACTTACTAGACCCTGAAGAGTTATTGGTAACCTGCTTGTACACTCGCAGAGGCGGTATCGATATTAACCCTACTCGTGCATCTAATTATTATCTTTTAAATCAAGCACCTATTATAGATGCTTATAACTTTTGTGAAAAGACTGCAAGACAATGATGAAGCGAAATAAATTAGTTAAATTTGAACTAAGCGTAGAAGATAACAACGTTAATGAAATATGCTTAGAGTTCATGAAAAGGGCCGATCACGGGTTCGTAAAGTACGGGGTAACTACCGAGCGTACTGATCTTGATCTTATGCAATGGATTCAGCATCTTAAAGAAGAACTAATGGATGCTACTGTCTATATTCACCGTATACAAAAAGAATTGAAAGGGAAACAAGATGACCTCAAATGAAGCGTTAGCATTATTGCCTGATGTTAAGGGCTGTGTAGTTATTTTATCTGGTGGTATGGACAGTACCATTGCTATGAGACTAGCGGTACAGAAGTATGGCAAGGAAAATGTATCTGCTCTAACCTTCTACTACGGTCAGAAGCAGAAGCGTGAAATTGAAATGGCTAAAATGTCTACTCAGATACTCGGTGTAAAGCATCGAGTTGTAGATGCATCTTTCCTTGGCGATATCAGTAAAGGTTTCTCTGCTAACGTCGATACCGACATGGCTATGCCTACTATTAAAGATGTTTTAGGTGATCCTCGTCCTAAGACTTACGTACCTAACCGTAATATGATTCTGATGTCTATTGCTGCTGCATTTGCAGAGACACAAAATGTCGATACAGTTGTATGTGGGTTACAGGTACATGATGAGTATGGTTATCACGATACTACACAACGCTGGGTTGATAAAGTAAACGACTTGCTGTCTGAAAACCGAATCATTAAGATTAAACTAACTGCACCTTTCAGTCAGCTTTCTAAGTACGATGAGTTACAGATCTTGCAAGAGCTAGATGGTAACTTTATGTTGACAGCATTTACTATGACGTGTTACAATCCAGATGACCAACATCGTTCATGTGGGGAGTGCCCAAGTTGTTCGGAACGTATTGCAAATTTCGCTAAGATAGGTTATAATGATCCTGTAGAGTATTCTAAAGTAATCCCCTGGCAAGACCTAATCGGAAAAATGAAGGTATAAAATGTGTGCAATAACTGGTTCATTTAGTCAGAATAAACTGACCGATTTATATCGATTGAATGCTTATAGGGGGGAGTTAAGTTACTCCCTTTCCGCGTTTTCGTTCGATGAGCATAAAGTACGTTTGGATACCATGATGCAGGATAGAGATAAAATGCCTGAGGGTCTTATTAAGGGTCTTGCTGAAGGAGAGAACAAATATTATATTGCACACAGCCAGGCGCCTACTACTAACGCCAATAACATTCACCCGGCAGTGTATGGGGATTGCATGCTGTGGCATAATGGTATTATCAAGCAAAAGAATCTGACTGAAGGTACCTGGGATACTCAATGGTTACTTGAGCAAGTTCTTAATTACGGGTGGAGTGCATTATCCAGAGTCGATGGCACTTTTGCCTGTATCATGTATAATAGTGGTGAGTTGTTTGTATTCAGAAATGAAATCTCACCAATGTTCTATGATAAAGATTTAAACTTCTCTTCTACTAAAGTGGAGTTTACTGAATCTCTACTACCTAATAAAGTATTTAAAATTAATCTTAAATACAAGCAAATATCTCCAGTCGCCTATTTTGAAACGATGGAGAATCCATATTATATTCCGGAGAATGTATGACAGTTACATATAAATTATATTCAGAGCCCTTCAGTATGAAGCATGTAATGGGTGAGAGTAGTAGGACTAAGCTGAGTAATGTTGTTGATGAAGATATTCAACCTAATGCTGTAGATCTACGTTTAGGTAAAGTATTTCAAATCAACCAAGAAATGTTTGAGGTAAGTAATGATCACAAGAGGCATAGAGGCTCTGAAGAACTCTTTACAGACGGAGAAGGTTATTATACGCTATACCCGGGGAGTTATGAGATCGTTATGGAAAACGTCATCCATGTGGGTGAGGGTGAAGCTGGTTGGGTCATTACTCGTAGCACTCTTAACCGCAATGGTTGTTTTATTACTTCAGGTCTTTATGATTCTGGCTATCATGGTGTCATGGCCGGGGTACTTCATGTTACGACTGGCCCGGCTCGCATTAGGCAAGGTACGAGGGTAGGGCAGTACTTATCCTTTGATGCAGAAGCATTAAAAATGTACGATGGCAGTTATGGTATCGGCAAAGAGCACGATAAAAAGTATACATAATACAAAGCGGTCTCCGGCGTCACCCCGCTATATAAACTCTGCTGCCTATGCTAACTAACATAGGAATAAAATGGCAAAAAAATATATCTCAACTAAAACTTATAAGCAGATTGGCCCTGTTGCATACCGTCAGTGGAGAGCTGATAGTCATTGTAACTTGGTCCATGGCTATGCTCTATCATTTCATTTTGAGTTTGAGTCTGACACGCTAGATGTTCGCAATTGGGTAATGGACTTTGGAGGCTTACGCCCTCTGAAAGATAAACTAGAAGAATGGTTTGATCATACCTTACTTGTTGCACAAGACGACCCTAAGAGAGAGTACTTACTAGAATTAGGTAAGCAAGGTATTGCTAAGATTACAGAAGTAGAAAAGACCGGGTGTGAAGGTTTGGCAGACTTTTTGTATGAGTATATCAATACAATCTTCTTACCAAGCTATGGAGAGCAAGACCGCATCTGGTGCTGTAAGGTAGAGGTACGTGAGACTGATAGTAATATGGCAATGCGTGTTGGACATCAAGAAGATAACGAGTTTAATGACTAAATTATGCTTGGTCACCGATACCCACTTCGGTGCCCGTTCGGATAGTATCCCCTTTGATAATTTCTTTAGGAGATTTTATGAGGAAGTCTTCTTCCCTGAGATTGATAAAGGAGGTATACGGCATATTGTGCACCTTGGTGATTGTTTCGATCGCCGTAAGTATATCAATTTTAATACCCTGTCTTCTTGTCGTAATTACTTTTTTGACGAAATTAAGAAAAGGAATATCGAACTACATATGATTGTAGGTAACCACGATACTTTTTTTAAGAATACCAACGATGTTAACTCTCCTCGTCTATTGCTTAAGGACTATGAGTTCAATGTTATTGATACACCTTCCGAGTTAGTATTCGATGATGGGTCTAAGATATTCATGATGCCATGGATATGTACAGATAATTATAATCAGAGTATGGAAGCTATTAAGACTACCGATGCCCAGGTATTGTTCGGGCATTTTGAAATTGCCGGCTTTCAGATGTATAAAGGTCATGAGAACGATGAAGGATTTGATCCTAAGATATTTGAGAAGTTTGATACGGTTTGTTCTGGACATTTTCATCACCGTAGTAGTAATGGGAACATTAACTATCTTGGAAATCCTTATGAGCTTACCTGGGCGGATTTCGAAGACCCTAGAGGCTTTCATATATTCGACACCAGTGAGAGATCGTTGGATTTTATTCAAAACCCGTTTTCAATCTTTTCTAAAGTCTATTACGACGACGAGAAAGTAGATCCTTCTACTGTTGATGTAAGCCAGTATGCTAACCAGCACATTAAGTTAATAGTTGTTAATAAAAAAGATTACTATAAGTACGATCAGTTTATTGAGAGACTGTATAAAGTTAACCCTTTAGAGTTAAAAATTATTGAGGATCTATCTGAGTTTGAAGCCGATGCAATGGGTGATCAAGAGATAGATTTAGAAGATACTGTTACCTTATTGTCACAATATGTTGATAGTTTGGATACTGAGGCAGATAAAGACCGCATTAAAACGTTAATGAAGACGTTATATGTTGAAGCGCAGAACTACGAAGAAGCATGATTAAATTTAAAGTTATAAGATGGCAAAACTTCCTATCAACTGGCGCACAATTTACAGAAGTTAAATTTGATAAGTCACCTACGACTTTAATCATAGGTGAGAACGGGGCAGGTAAGTCTACTATTTTAGACGCTCTATGCTTTGCTCTATTCAATAAACCATTCCGTAATATTAATAAGCCTCAGTTAGTTAACTCTATCAACGGTAAGAATATGTTGGTAGAGGTTGAGTTTACTATTGGTAGTAAAGAGTATAAGATATGCCGTGGCGGTAAGCCAACCGTGTTCGAGATCTATCTCAATGGTGAGTTGTTGAATCAGGATGCCGCTGCTAGAGACTATCAGAAGTACTTAGAAGATCAGGTATTAAAGTTAAACTATAAATCGTTTACTCAGATTGTTATTCTGGGCTCTGCCTCCTTTACACCCTTTATGCAGTTACCTGCCGCCCACAGACGAGAGGTGATTGAAGATCTATTAGATATTAAGATCTTTACAGTTATGAATACTGTACTGAAGGATAAGGCTAACGACATTAAACTTAAAATTACCGATCTTGATAATAAAATTGAGTTAGGTAAGTCTAGGGTAAAGATTCAACAGGACTATATTAAGACGCTTGAAGAAGATAAGCAGAAGAAGGTAGAGGATGTACAAAAACGAATATCTGAATCGAATGCCGAGATTGTACATCTTCAGAGTAGTGTCGAGGCAGAAAACAGCGAGGCGAGTCTACTTCAATCCAGTATTGTGGACAACGCCGAGAAGCGTACTAAACGTACGGAACTGGATGCGCTCCTTAGAAAACTATCCGAGAGAATTAAGACACAAGAGAAACATGTATCGTTTTACGACGAACATGATGTATGTCCGACATGTAACCAAGCTCTGGAGGCTAAAGTCAAAGAGAATGCAAAGACGTCTCACCAGCATAAAATTGGTGAAATTGAAACCGCTGTTCAAACCCTTACCGAACAACTTGACGCTATTGAGACACGACTTGATGAGATTACTCTGGTTGAAGAGAAAATCGCTGAACATAAAAGCAATATCATTACACTCAACACCAGAATTATCGCCAGTCAGAACTACATACAAAAGCTCAACCAAGATATGCCTACATCAGGTGCGGATGTATCTAAGCTTACTGAGGAGCAGTCCAAGCTCAAGGCTATTGCTAAAGAGGTGGTCACTTATTCGGAAGCAAAGAGTGCGTTGGTTGAAGAGAGGCATTATCTTGAAATTGCCTCCGTACTCCTCAAGGATACGGGAATCAAGACGAAGATTATTAAACAATATCTTCCCGTTATCAACAAACTCGTCAACAAGTACCTCCAGGCGATGGACTTCTTCATCTCGTTTGAGATAGACGAGGCGTTTAACGAGAGGATTAAATCTAGGCATCGTGATGAATTTAGTTATGCGTCTTTCTCAGAGGGTGAGAAGGCTAAAATTGACCTAGCGTTACTATTTACATGGCGTAGTATTGCAAGAATGAAGAACTCAGCCTCTACCAATCTATTGATGTTAGATGAAGTATTTGACGGGTCATTGGATATTAATGGTACAGATTTCGTTATGACTATCCTAAATACTATAGGAGAAGATAATAATATTTTTATTATCAGTCATAAAGATGCTTTATTTGATAAGTTTAGATCGGTAATTAAATTTGAGAAACATCAGAACTTTAGCAGGATTGCAAAATGATTATTAAAAAGAGTGAATTAAAGATATTACCGGTTAATGAATTAAATCAAGGGTTTGCTTCTAAGTTTAATTTTGACGATGTAGACGCCTCTATGCTTACCAACATTATGTTTGATAGAATGTCTGAGATGGGAGGGGCTGCTCTATCTGCTCCCCAAGTTGGTCTTGATATGTGTATGTTCGTTATGGGTATAGACCATGCAAGGGTAGAAGTGTTTAATCCTACTATATTGTCTTATTCAAAAGAAGAAGCATTAATGAATGAAGGAAGTCTTACCTTCCCAGGCATATTAGTTATTGTAAAAAGACCAATTGCGGTCACTGTAGAATACTACAATAAAAATGGTGAGCTACAACAGAATGAGTTTCAAGGATTAACAGCTAGAATCTTTCAGCATGCCTTTGATCACCTTCAGGGTACTACTATGAAAGACAAAGTATCTAAATTGAAATGGGATATGGCTACCAAGCGTCTTAATAATTATAAACAAAAACTAGTCAAGAAGTATACTCAGAAAAAGCTTCTTGAAATTAAGAAAGCAATGGAAGAACAAACAAATGGCAATTCCTAAAGAATACCTAGACTCCGAATTTGATTTTGGTTTCTCAACAGCAGATGATGAGACTGTAGTACATACACCTATCCCAGTTGTTAATACTCAAGACATATCTGAACCTATTATTGAGAAGCTACAAGCATTAGAGGCTTTAATAACTGACATGGCTGATACAGTATCAAGGTTAGAGAACGCCTCAACTCCCTTAGATACTGATGAGTATAAAGCATTGATTGAAAAAGACGTTAAAGCCAAATTAACTGCTCTTGAAAAAATGATTCTGCCTCTATTGGTTAACTTAATGAAGAACCCTGAGAAGGATACAATTAAATGGCCAGGACGTGCACCTATTATAGAAAAGCAAATAGAAAAGATTTTAGCTATTACGCGCTCTTGATTTCCTGTGCTCATCTATATGATAGAGACCAACCTCAATAGAGTCATAGTCTCTTCCAAGGGTATAACCAGGAGGTAGATTATTTCTATCTTTAACTCTTGTCTCTTTATCTGATCTAGGATCGTATGCCCAATAAGAGTCTTTTGTATGCTGGTTACCTAACTTCTTTTCAGCCATTACATCTTTTGTATCAGCGGTATGCTTCTTACCTTGAAAGTTGGATCTACCTTTTAAACCAGCTGATATCTTCTGCCTTGTGGCCTCATCTCTAGGCTTACCCATCTTGGCCTCAGACATTTTACGCTTGGTCTCATCTGACATTGGCTTACGAACATATTGATACCATTCTACAAACTCATACTTACTGTAACTTCGTAACAGTCTTGTTCTTATAATATCTACAGCAGAATTATCTTTTATTGAGTTAAGTAACTCGTAACGATGGCCATACTTAATTCTCACCTTGTCAACAGGCTGATCAGAAATTAGAATTGTCTTTGTTACGTCGTAACAGTAGAAATGAATCATTAAGTAGTATCAAACCGAACAGTCCAACCTTTATGATATTGCCTTTTTCCTAAAGCAATTGCACTCATAGCGCTTTGACTAATTTGATTTTCTTTACAAAATTTAAATAGATTAGTAACTTTTATCTCTTCATTATTAGGTGTACATACGATGTATCTTTTACTATGTTTTAAAATAGTAGCCTCACTTGTTTTCGTACCAGTTCTAACCTGACGAAGATGTTCCTTTTCTTTTTCGGTTCTTCTTTTCTTACTGTTAGCAAGTCCTATTTTTCGCTTAGTTTCTTCGCTCGGAGGTCCTCGTTTTTTACCACGATTTGCGGATCCAATTTTCCATCTTGTTACAGCGTCTGGATTCTTTAGCCCATCCCCTCCTTCCGTCTGGTTATACCCGTTTTCATTTACATGAGACCTGTGTTCTTTAATAAAGAATTCTTCCATAATATTATGACAATAATAACCGTCCGTACTCTGAAAAATAATATTGTAACTAAAGCTTTCCCACCCGTGTTTTCTCACAGCATAGTAAAATGCATTGTGCGCAGTTTTAGCGTTTCTAATATGATCACGGTGACGTTTCTCAGGGTGTTTAGTATACCCTATGTAACTTTTCCCCGTAACCCTGTTGGTGTATTTGTAAATTGAGTGTATAATCATTTTATTATTTATTACATAGGAGATCTTGAGATGATGATGCCTGCCGGAAAATATTATTGTGGCGACCTCTGTTACGTAATGCACGATGAATGGGATGAGGTGTGCGGTTTGTTCTTTAAAGGACGAGATGACCATGGATGTAACCAAGGGGTCTTTGAGCTAAAAGATGGCCGTAAGTTTGCATCATTTAATACTAAGTACGGTGATGGAGCATACTTCGATCAGTATGGAGAAGAGTATGGTGTAGATGCTGGTTTAATTGGTTGTATTGCATTGAATGATATTGATTTAAATGCTGATGGTAACTTTACTCGAGGCGGTCAAATTATTCAGTTTGATAGTGATTTTACAGTATCTGGAGGAGATCGATATGAAAATCGCCGTGATTGGGACGGGGTAATTCGTATTGGTCATATTGTAATTAAGACTGATGACGAGGATTAAAAACGCCTAAATATTAGGAATAATTCCTCGGAGAAGCAATGAAATCATTTAAATCTATTAGAGAAGGTAATTCGGTTGAGCCTGGAGTATCAGAAATTGACGATGTCCAAGAAGATCCAATGTCTTTTGTAGAAATTAAACCCAAGAAAACTAAAGTGGTTAAAGAGGATCTCCAGGAAGCAGTTTCGGTTAAAAAAGAAAAACATTCCTGGGGAACTATGATGACCGTTCATCATGGCTCTGATACCTCATACCCTCTTCACCCTGAACACCAGTCTGCTATCAAGAAGCTAAGACCTGGAATGAAGACTACGTTTAAAGATGAGACTAATTCTACTGTTCATGCTCATCGTGAAGGTGATACAGTTCATTTGACTCGTCCTAAAACAGGTAGTACTCTTACCACCCTACCTTATCATCACTTTGATACTTCTGAGCACGCTAAGCCCGCCGCTAAAAAGCCGGCTGATGAGTACGATCGCAAGGTAACAGGTTACCTTAAGAAAAAATATAACGAAGAAGCTGAGCAGATGTCTGAAGCTCCTAAATCAATTGTTAAATTAGTACAAAAACTTCAAACTACTAAACGACATATGGTTGCAAAGTCTAAAGCTAAAAAATTAGTTACCGCTTCTAAATCTGCAAGCGCATCTGGAGATAAAATGACCGCTGACGCTGCTATGAGTAAGAGTAAGAGATACATTAATATTGCCAAGGGAATGGAAGAACAAATGGACGAAAAAGTTACATCTAGAGATATTAAGATGGCCGTTGGAGTAGCCAAGGATAAACGCTATGCTGGCGGTAACATGTCAGGAGCCGTCAAGACAATGGAAAAAATGAAACCTGGTCTCTCCAAGCACCCAAGAGTGCAACAAGTACTTAAGTCAACCAATGAAGGTATTGACTTCTTAAAAATATGGAACGGCATTAAGCCTGTTCATGAAGAAATTAAGACAACTCATGAGGATCCTTTAGTGGTTACAAAGGATGAAGAAGGTAATATTCATACTCATGCTAATCTTTCTGTTGCCAATGCTATTCACGGTACAGATGTAAAGCATCAAGCTATTCATACAGGTAAGCCAGTTCAGGGTGGTAAGTTTACATTTCAACTATCTAAGCACCATGCGGGCGCCTTGAAAGAAGATGCTCCCTTTGATCCAGTTGCTCATAAGAAAGAGCTAGATAAATTGATGGGTAAGCATATGGCTGCACATACTGAAACCTCTAAATTAATCAGCGCCAAGGCTCCTCAAGAGGAAATTAATAAAGCTCAAGAACGCAATAATGCTATTAAGCAAGAGATTCGTAACCATAAAGACAAAGTTCCTAAAGGTCCTGCTCCTAAGAAGGATGGGGGCCCTGGTGACTATTACGCCAGCAAGAAACCTGGTGAATATACGGGAGACTGATTTGCCGTTGCCTTTGAGCTCAGTCTTTACGGCTGGGCTTTTTTTTAACTGTAGATTAACGTAACGCTTGCCGTAACGTCCGAAGTAGGTTATAATAACGTATTGATAAGGAGATATATGCGTTATTTTTTTAATGATGTTGAAGTTACTGCAACTGAATATACGGATTTGATTAATAAATCAACTCCAGATGTCCCTGCTAAATTCGTTATGGCTATACCTGTTGAGAGAGCCGTAACTAAACCTAAACCTTTGCCTAAGAAGAGTGTTGCAAAGCCTGCCTCTTCTGGCGCCTCTAAAATCGATCAAGCTATTGAATTGTTTAAGAACAATCAAGGTCTAACCGATGCACAATTTGTTACTCTCTTCCAGTTGAAGCTAGGCGATATCTCTAAAGGTAATGCCTCTATCTACTTGAAGAAGGTGAAAGAAAGAACTAAATGAGAACAATATATCTAGATATGGATGGGGTGGTTGCAGACTTTGATTCGTATGTTTCAATCCTTCTTGGTCGAAAGATTGGATGGGATTCTTCTACAGATTTAACTGATGAAGAATGGGAGAGGCTTGCCTCTGTTGATCGTCTTTACTATCAGTTTTCTTTGATGCCTGATGCTACTAAATTAGTTGCATATGTTAAGAGTTTATCTACGAGGTTTCATGTAGGATTTCTTACTGCGGTTCCTCGTCGTTCTACTATCCCATCGGCTAAAGATGATAAGCAGGCATGGGTTAATAAATACTTTCCTGGTATGAGAATGGATATTGGACCTTATAGTCATCATAAACAAAAGTGGTGCAAGCCTGGTGATATCTTAATAGATGATCGTCCATCTAATATTGAGCAATGGACTGCAGTTGGAGGAATTGCTATCTATCATACAGGAGATGTGGATGCTTCAATTAAACGACTTAACGAGGTAATTTCGTATGGATGAGGATTTCGACTTTAATTTTCCTATGGAAATTAACTATGAGAAGATATTAACCAATAATAGTATACTTCCTATGGTGAGGTTGCTTGCTGCCGATCTAATGAAGAACCCCTATATGTCTATAGGAACGTTTCTTCAAAGGGCGAGAACTGATGACCTTCAGTTAATTCTTGAAGCATCAGAGGATGAAGAGGACGAGAGGCTCAGCGATATCCTTCTCCTGGCAGAGATGTTAGCTAAAGCGGAGGGGGTAGAGACTGAATGTATTGAAGATGTATATAAGCATTTGAACTCGTTTATTACTCTTGCCGCTGTTGCTTCCTTGGAGCGTAAGGGACTTATTATTGCTGATTATGATGTCATGTCATTCGGTGAAGAGTACGCACACAGCACTATAGCAAAGAGGAAGCCATGAGTAAAGGATCAAGAGCTCGCCCTCTCGGCGTCGACTTTGATAAATACAGTAGTAACTGGAACTCTGTTTTTGGTAAGTCTCCTAAAGAAATAGATGACGCAGTTATAGAAGACGAAGCATTTAAATTAATAGAAGAAAGAAACAAAAATGTTATATCAGATCAGAAGCCTGACTGATAGCTTTTTTAGTTTGTTAAGTCAAGACCCCGTGCGCCCTCACATACCTCATACACAAAGATTTGGCGAAAGCAAGGACATTTTTGTCCTTAAAGATGATGAAAACAAAGCAAAAGCTATCACCTGTGTATCGTACCAACCATCTATTCCTACCTCCGAAAGTGAATTATTCATTGACGGCCAAGCTGACACAGCGGTATTTTATACCATTTGGAGTTATGTTCCTGGGGCAGGAAGAAACTTAATCTTTGATGCAGTAAAACACATTAAAGAAACTAAACCTGAAATCAAACGATTTGTCACTTTATCTCCCAAGACAGATATGGCAAAGAACTTTCATCATAAAAACGGTGCGATTACCTTCAGGGAGAATCAAGAATCCGTTAACTATGAATACTGCTAAAAGTAACTAGTCTTATTTACTTTCTAACCCGTAACGTAACAGTTGCGGGTTTTCTTTTTTTGGTATATAATAGATACATCTAAAGGAGATAACGAAATGCAAGATTATTACAAAGCCAAGTTTACATACGATTACGATGATAAGCGTATGCGTTACGATGTGACTGAATGGGATAACCCTGTTAATGGTGTACGCTTGGGTAAGGTAGTATTTTACTCTGACGTAATGGAAGAATGTATTGCAATGGCTGAAGAATACAACTATAATTATAAATGCGGTCAAGAGTGGGAATTGTTCAATAACCAAGAATGTGAGTTTGTATGAAATTGTATATCTTTACCCAAGATCAAGAGAATTATGGCGCCCATGATTGGGATGGCGAAGGCGAAGTTCCCCAGTATTGGAAGATGAAGGGCGGAACCGATTATATTGTTGACGTCGAAGGCTTTCGCTGGAACGATTCGTTTGCCGATAAGAACCTTCGTATGATTGTAGATGAACTCCGCTTCATTATCGATGAGTCTAACGACTTCTATCGTAGTAATATTATCGGCTTCGAGAAGGTTGAAGACGACTATCAGACCTGGTTGGAGAAAAGCCAGATGGAGTACGATGGTGAGATTAAATACCCTGCTATTCGTAAGACTTATAATGAAATGATGTTAGTTAACTTAGAAGGAGTAACTTATGGATATCTATAATATTAAACAGGTGCTTAACGAAATGGTTGATCAATTGATTGATGACGAGTTCCGCGTTGTAAAGCCTACAGAAGTTGGTTTAGATAATAGATCTGCCTATCAACTCTTTATTAACGAAGATCATATAGCCGTTCGTAAGAGTGATCGACAAGGCCTAGATTACTATGGCGGGTTTGAATACGTGGATGAAGAGCATGTGACTGTACTTGGTGATATGGTATTCTATTCTTCTGATGACGAGCGAGTTCAGGGGCACTTGGATGAGTTTTTCATGCAGGAAAAGGAAGATTAATGAGAGATGAAGTATCTATAAGAATGGGTGAGCTAGCCGAACCCATTGAGAAACAAATTATGATGTGTGACTCTAGGGAAGAGCTTCTTATGATGGCATGCGTTATGCTTCAGAGAACTAAAGAAATCTTTGACCAAGAGTTAACTGTAGAAGGCCGAAAAAAAATGTTTAAGGATTTTGTATGATTATTAAAGATATCAGAGATCATAGTATTATTGAGGGTATATCTCATCCTCCCAATCATATTCAGTTTCTTAAGGAAGAGATTGAGTACTTAAAGAAACAAATTCAGCCCCATGACACAGGGCATATACATACTACCATATCGACGTTAGAGCATCGAGTTAAAGAACTTTCAGGTTGGTTAATTCAGAACTATTAAGGGAGTTATATGTCAGACTTTGAAACCAGTCCTATTGGGACTCATAAAGAAGTATTACTAGCTAGGGTGTTGATTAAGGCAATAGATCAATTAATTGAGCAATATGGGGATGGTATTATTCCTCATTCTATTCTTAATCCCTATCTCGATTTAAAAGACCATTATGAAGATCACTAGAAATTTTTAAAGCATGAATAAAAAGATCAAGGCATTAGCCATTGAAGCCGGGCTTTATGTGGATTTTAATGGAGAGCCTTGGCCGAAGAACATGACCGGGGAAGATATTGAGGGAGCATACGAGAAGTTTGCTGTTCTTCTTATTAATGAATGCGCAAAAAAGGTTGATAAAGTAAGACGCCAGGGAGGCTGGTTTTATGGTGAAATTATCCGTAAAGAATTTGGATTATATGATAGAGATTAAAACAGGGGATGTGCCATGCTGTGTTTATGTTTCTGATGTAAAAGATCATTTTAACATTAAACAACAATTTTTAAATTTTTTAAAAAACAACCCTCTATTTGGGTACAAGAATAAACAAGTGGAAAGTTTATATAATTCAGATTTCTATATTAAATCTGAGTATAAAGATGAGACTTATTATGATTTAGTTAACCCTATTTTCAAACAACATAATGAAAGTTTATCTAAGTTATTAGATTATAAACATGAAAACATATCTATAGCTAATATATGGTATCAACAATATGCAAAAAATGATTTTCATGATTGGCATAGACATAGTAAAAGTGTATTTAATAGTATATATTATGTTGACCTCCCAGCTGAGGCCTCAAAAACAACTTTTAGATTTTTAGGTAAAGAATTTCAAGTAGAAGTAAAAGAAGGCCAGATATTATCGTTCCCTTCTTTTTTCGAACACTGCTCAAAGCCTAATCTATCGGATAAAATAAAAACTGTTATTGCTTACAATTCTACTTAGGAGAAAACTTAACCCGTAACGTAACAGTTGCGGGTTCTTTGTTTCTGGACTATAATAGGGTATAGAGAAGGAAAACGAAATGTCAAAGATTAAAGATATTATAATCGATGTAATTGAAAAATTAGAATCAGGTGTAAAGCCTTATGAGATTGAATACTATCTTTCTCATACATATGATATTCCTTATCCCGAAGAGGTTAGAGAGATTATTAGTAAAATTCGTTATACTATGAATCATACTAACGATTGTATTGAAGAAGTTTGTATAAGGTATTAATATGTGGCGAATTAGAAAAATGGGTGATGAGAACGGATACATTGTCCGTAATAAGGAGTTAGCTATTCAACTCCTGGATCAGTTCAACCGCAAAGGTGGGGTCTGGGAAATGGTTGAGATTACTGAGTACGAGCTCGGCGATCCGATGGAACAATAATATGTGGAGAAAAAGGGAAATTATGGAAGCACAAAGACCTATTTTAGACGTTCTTATTGAAAAAGTTCCTACTGACGTTTCAGGTAAGTGGGTGAAGGTAGAGGATCTAAGACCTTTTGCGATTGCGGTTGCAGACTACGTTCTTACGAGAATGGAAAGCGGCTCAAATGATCCCGCGCTTTAAGTTAACCGTAACTGATGAGTTTCATTCTGATTTCGTTTACGAAACAAACGATAAGGAAGACGTCTTAGATAGGGTCGCTCTTTGGTTATCTCAACTAGATAATACTCCTATATACAATTTAAATATTGAGGTAAATTAATGTCAGCAACAAGCGATGAATTCGGAGATTGGTGGAACGGCGACTACAACGGTAGTATGAACCCGTACAGAGAGGGAAGCCCGGCTTATTGGGCATGGGCAGGCTGGGAGGCAGCTGTCCGGGTAAATGCTATTAAAGAAGTTCAGCGTCTGGGGCAAGAGATTCAGCTTGAAAAGGATTAAAATGTCAGTAATATTTACGTGTGGTCATAAGGCCAAGGATGACGAGAATGGATGGACTATTTCCACCAAGGCATATACCAGGGAGAACAACAGAGCGGTCGACTATAGAACGGTCTGTAATAATTGCTATCAGGTGTATGAGAACGAAGATCTGGTTCTATTTGGCGAGGCAGATGTGGCCAAGTGGTTAGAGGGAGAATAAGGTGAATACCGATACAATTATTTTCATAATAATCATGGTAACCGGGGTAGGAATTGTGCTGTGGGATATTAATAAAAATGACTAAAGACGAAGCATTGAAGCTAGCGCTGGAGGCGTTGACAAACGCATATTGGCCTACCGAATCAGACCTAATGCCAGCACACAACTTCAAAGAATGTGCGGAAGCCATTACCGCCATTAAAGAAGCCTTGGCACAGCCAGAGCAGATGCCATACATAACGATGCCGCCATCGACCCCGATGTGGACTATCCCACTACAGCGCACATGGGTTGGGCTGACGGAAAAGGACATTTGTGAGGCCGCAGTTAAGTCTCAAGAGGGCATTTCCCCACGCGATGACACTTTGCGTTTTGCCATAGCCATTGAAACCAAACTCAAAGAGAAAAATTCATAAAAAAAGTAACTATTTTATATGCATTTTAAACGGCAAATTAACTAGTTACTTTTGCACGAATACCTTACAAAATGTACGGTTAATATCCGTAACAGTTGACGTTTCTCTAATTTGGACTATAATTGGTACATGTTAAGGAGAAACGATATGGAAAAAGTAAAGTTCACACCAGTAGGCGGTTACGAAATGTTAATCCCTGCAATTGCTTTCAAGACTTATAAAGCCAAGCACGATGCTGTTGCCTTCCTTCAGGCTAACGGTTCAATTCATGCCTCTCTCTCAACTCCAGGCGTTGAGAAAGCTTACAACACCATTCGCCGGGCTAACCGCAAGATTGAAAAAGAAGGCTGGTATTCAGCAAGGGTTACGGCTTAAGTTGCCGTAACGCCGAAACTAGCTTATAATTGGTCATCGTTTAAAGGAACACACACATGAATACAGAAATTAAATTCTCCGAAGGTAAATTCCACGGTCTGGTTAACGGTAAGGTGGTTGTTAAGTCTACTTCTCGCTACTATGTTCAGCGTCAGTTGGACGGTCAGAAGTTGGCTTTCAAAGAGGCTCCTGCTCCTGTTGAGTCCGAGTTCGGTATTAACCAGCGTTTTAGCTTTGTTGAGCAGATGGTTGATATGATCGTTCAGAAGACTCTCCCTTCTGCCGTTATTACCGGCGAAGGTGGTCTTGGTAAGTCGTATACGGTTCTGAAGTCTTTGGAAAAGAACGGTTTTACGAATCTGACTGACCTGGCTAATTTTGCTATCGGTGCAAAGGTCAATAAGGCTAAGTCCTATACGGTTGTTAAGGGTTACTCTACCGCTAAAGGTCTCTATCGTACGTTGTTTGAGAATAACGGTATGGTTATCGTTTTTGACGATTGCGATAGTATCCTGAAAGACGATGTGGCTAAGAACCTCTTGAAGGGTGCTTTGGATTCTTATTCTAAGCGCTATATCTCATGGAATGCCGATATGAGAGACGATGATCTGCCGCGCTCTTTTGAGTTTACCGGTTCTATCGTATTCGTATCGAATATGGCTTTAGATAAGATCGATCAGGCGATTCGTACCCGTAGCCTGGTTGTTGACTTGTCGATGACTGAAGCTCAGAAACTCGAACGAATGGAAGTGATTGCTACTTCGGATGAGTTTCTTCCGGAAGTAAATGCTATTGCCAAGGGTCTGGCTCTGGACTTCCTGAAGTCTAATTTGGGTAGGATTCCTAATATGTCTCTCCGTAGCTTGATTGCGGTTACGAAGATTGCCAATACCGGTAATCCTCAATGGAAGGATTTAGCCAAGTACGTTTTAACTCAGGGGAACTGATATGACTATTACAGTAAGAGAGATGATAGAGGCATTAAGTCAATTGCCTTCAGATGCAGAATTGGTAGTAACCGAGTCTGGGTACTACTGTTATGGGGAATTTGCCGATATTATGTTGCCGGAACTCTATACGCCTGATACAGAAGAAATCGTTCCGGGTAATCCGATGTACCGAATCGGTCATTCACATCAGAGTTATTGATATGGAAGACCTCATATACAGACTTAGAAAAAGAGCGGAAATCCGTAGACAAATTCCTACAAGGAAAAGTGTCCAGGAAAACCAGCCCGATCGATTATCTGATCTATTGGAAGAGGCCGCAAACGAGATAGAACGATTAAAAGGTAATAATATAGATGCCGGAATCGATAGAAATACCATTATTATCAGTGAATACGATATAGGTACGGAAGAGGGCTATAATAAGTTTATTCAATCGAGGAATAGATAATGACTAAAAAGTTTATTATTGGATTAAATTACGATGATGTTAGGTATTTTATTAATAATAATCCAGAATATGAGTTTCTTAATAAGAAGGAACAATTAATGGGTACTATTAATCCTTATGTGATACTTTCATCTAAAGCATTCCGTAGAAAAGATATTACGGAGTTAATGGCATTTTTAAAGACTAGAATGCAATAATTAGTAAGGTAGACTTACTAATATTTATTTTAAATTGGTATGTATTTATAGCGAAGAAAATAGTATTTTGCCGTCTTCTTAAACGCTTTCACCAAAAAGTAACTATATTATATGCAGAATGAAATGCAAATGATCTAGTTACTTTCGCGAAGTACCCAACCGTAACGTAAGGGTATTAGGTTGACGTTTGGTCCGAACTCGGTTATAATAACGTATGTTCAACAGAAAGGCTATTATGACAACGTATTCAGAAACTAAAATGTACGGCATGACGGAAGCTCAGATCCGTAGCCAGTACATGGAATCCTTGACCGCTAAGATGTCCGGTCAAGAGATGGTGGTGATGGGCATTCTCTCTGACTGCCAGGAGATGTTGGCAATGGGTGCCGGTCCTCGTGCTGTAGAGTATGCCCGTCAGAAGATGAACGTGGCCAAGTTTATTTTATGTGAAATGATGGATAACAAGGAGTCTGTATAATGTCTAGAATGTCTGAGCTGCATATGCTCATCACAGATGCTATTGCCTGCGATCTCTCCGAAGACCTCATCATCGATCTGATGGTTGAGGAGGGTCTGCCCCGTGAAGCGTGCCCCGAAATCTTGCGTGTATTTAAGCAAGTGGAGGCTGTATGAAAGCCATTAGCCAATACGTTAACACCGATGGCATACTGGTATCGGTGTATGCTGAGAAGAAGGTAAAGAGGAGTGCATACAGCTGGGGCGGTTCTTATGCCCTGCTTGGTGCAATTGCAAAGCGCGGCTTTCCTACAGAAGGTTGCATGTTCACACCTATAACACGTCGGAGAATTAAATGAGCAATTGGAAAACTTTAGACCAGTCTTTCGAGACTATGAGCCAGGCAGAAGCCCTGGATATCGTTCAACAAGAGGCCGTGTCGATGGGCATGGGTCTTCTGGAAACTATGACCTGGATGTCTGATAACTACGACGAACTGGATTCAGTTCAGAGGAACGCCTTCAGAACCGCATTCCGTGGATTCCAACGCCTTCTGGCGCCAGTTACTGAATAACCCTACCAGTTGTACGGTTATTAAAAAGAGACTATAATAGGGTATGAGCAAGCAAACGTACACCATAGAGCCGATTTTCACCATGAACAAGAACGGTACAGTTCTTAAGAATGGGTGGAAGTTGGTGGTTGATGGTAAGCATGTGGTTGACGGGTATCATTACAAAGCTGATGCCAAGGCGGCCATGGAAGCCTGTATTTTAGAAGATCAGGCCGAACGTAATAACCTTACGTAAAGATCCGGTATTACTTGACGTTTATCCGGATCCAGACTATAATAGATACATCTTAACACAAACACACAAGGAAATCAAAATGACTAAAGTAACTAACCTCGAGACAGCAGTTTCAATCGTTCGCAATACTCCTGATAAGGCCCTGGCTTTATCCGAGATCATGAACATCTTGGGCGTGTCCCGCTCTAATGCTTTCGTATACCATACTAAAGCTTCTAAGATCTTGTTCTCCGCTTCTAACGTGGACGAGGTGATGGCCAAGGTATCTCCACAATATAAGAAGGTCTCTGAGTCTGTCCAGGGCACTACAGCCACTAAGAAGGCACAAAAGCTCAAAGAGATTGATGCTTTCTTGGCTAATGCTCCTACTGCCAAGGGTAACCCATTCGCCGCTTTGGGAGCCTAAGATGAAGCAGTTTTTTAAAGAGCTGGTACAAGCAACCATGATGGCCACCTTGATTGGCGGCCCCTTCTTCTATTATATGCTGTTCATGATGAAAGGTCAATGATGAAAGATTCTATTGAGCAAGCAGCCGAGATGTTGATTCTAGGCTACACCGAACACGAAATCGTACGTATTCTCCGTATACATCCTAGTATGGCCGAGGAATTGATTCAGAAGGCCGAACAGTGGAACGACCAAGAATTCGTACCCTACACAGAAGAAGTAGTGGACGAGATGGCAGACTACTACGGAGAAGAATAACAGTACAGGCTACTGTATAGAAAACAGTGGTACTCACTTTCTCAAAAAAAAGTATAGTTACTCTATCAACCAGGTTTCAGGCACAGTTACTTATACCTATGTTTAAAAATTTCCGCGCGCAACAACTCGGTGTGATAGAATTTAGCTCTAGAACTCCCTCTGGAGAAAATTTTTGCGCTAGAAAAACCCCGTGGAACAATCCCTAGAAAGGAACTTTATTATGTCACGTCTAACTGCATGGCCATCCAAGAATGGCGCAATCCCCATTAAAGAGATGGAAACCAACCATCTGTACAACACGGTGAGGACCCTCCACGGGTACGCCGAAGATCGCAGGCGAAAACTCCGCGTTAACGGGTACGATACCATGTACAACACCAGGACCATCATGGACTGGATCATGGATATGGATCGGGAGATTAAACGCCGTAATAAGGTAATGTTCAAGTAATGAACCAGTATTCCTATTACTTCTGTTCTTTACTGGTAAAGATTGCCTTTGTATGCTTTATCATCTATAATGAGGCATCGCCCTGGTGGCTGTTATTATTGCTTATATTATGAATGTGTGAATTACTATGAAACCTAAATTTTTACCTGTATTAGAGATGTGTATTGAGAATGGTCTGGCCTATGGCTATAGACGTGCATTTAAACACAATGATAATCCTACAGAAGAACAGATAACAGACCAGATCAAGCAAAGTATCATGCATGAACTGTATGAGTGGTTTGATATGGAGAATGTCAATGAGTGAATATACACCCGACAAATGGGTGGTGATTGAGTTAGATTATGAAGGTGTGAAGACCCAGAAAATCCTCTCTTCCTGGTACGGGGGATGGACTGGGGCCGATAGCTGGAGGCTCTCATCCGGTATCACCGAGGTAGAAGAGTTAGAAGATTCATATATTATCAGGAATAAATCTAGTTCAGTCTATACCTGTTATAAGAAGAGGTACGGGATGTCGTTCTACGCCATGACCGTATTAGAAGATATCAAGAAACAGGCTAAAATTACCATGGTGAAATTATATGAATCCAAAGATTAAACAATTTGCCGAGTTATCTAAGGTATACAAGACCATACTGGTTGATGGTCAGATGCAATCGGTGTTGTTGATAGATCCGGAAAGGTTCGCCCAAATGATAATATTTGAATGTACGAAGATTGCTGTATTTAACGGAGATAAAAAAACCGGTCAACTAATTAAAGATTTCTTTGAGGTAACAGAATGAAAAAAAAGATTAAAAAACTGGCTAAGAAAGCCGGCTTTGTGATATGGGATGACTCGTCCTGGGGTCCCGGCAAGGGCAACATCGATTGGTCGTGTGACTACGATAAGGAACTTAAGAAGTTTGCCAAACTGATAAGGAAAGAATATGCAAAAAAAGACTGAAAACGGGCTGGTAGCTGTCTTGTATTCTCCCGGCTTTGGTGCCGGCTGGTATACGTGGCACAATATAGCCGAATTGCTCTTTGATCCCAAAGTTGTAGATATGGTACTGGAGAAAACCTCTTCGGAGACTATAGAACTTTACTGCAAAACGGTTTACGGGGATCATTATTACGGTGGTGCCTCCGATCTGGCTGTTGCCTGGGTTCCTCCCGGTACCGAATTTATTATCGAAGACTTCGATGGTAACGAAAGCATTATGTTTAAAACTGAAACGAAATGGATTACAGCATGACAACAGAACAAGTATTAGCAGCAACAGCCGTTTGGGCAATTTTTATCGGGGTTAGTTACTGGCACATTACATGGCAGAAAATACGAGAATGTTACGGTATGTGGTTAACCAAAGAATATTGGACTGATTATAATACAGTGGAATTTGTGAGCTGGCTAGCCAAAGCTATTATTATCGTTCCTGGTCTTATTTTTGGTATTTCTATATGGTGGTTGTATTTCCTGACCTTGGCAACTTCAATTACATTAATCTGGGCATCCAATAAGAAATTCCTTCCTACCCTGGTTGGATTCAATACCATGTGGGCATGGTTATCATGCATGGTACTGGCTCAGCATTTAATTAAGTAACTGTTGATTTTTTCGCTCGAGCCTTTATAATAGGGTATCGAAGGAGTAATATAATATGATCAGTGAAATTAAAAGTACCGATAAGATGGTTAGTAAGGGCATCTATATGTCTGCCTCGGCTATCTATACCCATACTAAGTCTGCCAAGGTTATTGCTTTAATGATTAAAAGGTCTTTGCCAGAGTTTCGTAAGCAATTGGATCTACCCAGAGACGTTCAGTTTCGAGTGGCTCCTATTAAGGCTAAAAATACCAATGGTTACTATATGGTAGAGGGTAAACTGGCCGTTATTGATTGTAGACTGGGCTGGGCTAAAGCTCTAGAAGTAATTGCCCATGAATTAGTTCATGCCGAGCAATACCACATAGGTAAACTAAAGAAGAAATACGTCCAGAGAAAAGGTTGGTTACATCACTGGAACGGTACTCCTGGGAAGAAGGGTACTACCTATAAGGCTTACAGGGATCAGCCCTGGGAACAAGAGGCCTGGAATCGTCAGATGTACCTGGCCGAAACGGTCTGTTCAATTTTAGAGGAAAAATACCCATGAAACGTAACGATGAAATTTTAATTATACTCCAGGAGGAGTGCGCTGAGGTGATTCAGGCTATTTCTAAGGTCAGACGCTTTGGTTTAGCAGAAAATGAGCAATCACTTAAGCAAGAACTTGCCGATCTCCGCTGTATGCTTGATTTGGTCGAAGCATTCAAGGTGGTTACGTATGAACCAAGTGAATTTGGTAACATGATCATGGCAAAACAAAAGAAATTACATGTATATTCCAAGATTTTCGAAAGTAACAGTTGATTTTATCGTGAAACCGCGTTATAATTAGTACATCTTAACTTAAAAGGTATATATCATGTCACATGAACTTGAAATTGCAAAAAACGGCGAAGCTAATATGGCATTCGTCGGAGAAACCCCCTGGCATGGCCTGGGTAAACGCGTTCCTAACGATGTCTCGCCCCAGCAGATGCTGAAAGCCGCTAACCTGGACTGGTCTGTCAGTAAAAAGCAGTTATTCTTCAATTCTGAAGGTGGTCCTGTACTTACTACGGCCCAGGCCCTGGTACGCTCTACCGATAACAAGGTATTGACCGTGGTTTCCGATAATTGGAACCCAGTTCAGAACCTGGAAGCATTCGAATTCTTCAATGATTTCGTTCATGCAGGCGATATGGAGATGCATACCGCCGGATCCCTTAAGGGTGGTAAGATGGTCTGGGCTATGGCTCAGATTAAGGATTCGTTTACACTGTTTGGTGGAGATAAAGTTGAAGGATACCTACTTTTTAGTAACCCTCATGAGTTTGGTCGCTCTATTGATGTTCGTTTCACGCCTGTACGAGTGGTATGTAACAATACCTTGACTCTGGCACTGGGTAGTACTGCAAAGCATGCTGTAAAGATTAATCACCGTGCAGTATTCAATGGTGACACTGTAAAAGAGACCTTGGGTATTGCCAAGGACCAGTTAAGTCATTATAAAGAGCAGGCCCAGTTTCTGGGACAGAAGAAATATAACAAGGAAACGATTGTTGAGTATTTTAATCGTGTATTCCCATCTATGTCTAAGGATGAGTTGAAGCGAGCTAATACTGCATTCCCTATCAGCCGTCAGGCCGAAGAGGCAATGGCAATTGTTCATACTCAGCCTGGTGCTAATTTTGCCGAGGGTAGTTGGTGGCAGGCATTTAATGCCGTTACCTATATGACCGATCACAAGATGGGTCGTTCACGCGATAGTCGTTTGACTTCTGCCTGGTACGGTCTGAATCGTGTAAAGAAAGAACGTGCCCTTGACCTGGCCGTTGAGTACGCAGAAACTGCTTGATTAAATTAAAAAAGGAATTATAATGATTGTTAAACCTCTTAAAGATAAGGTACTGATTGCTGAAGGCAAGAAAGATACTACAACAGAAAGTGGTATTATTCTAGATGGCCGCGGCCTGGGTAATACAACCCCCGGTGTCGTCTTAGCTGTAGGTCCCGATGTTAAAGAGGTTAAAGAGGGCGACACCGTCTACCTTGACTGGAGTAAATCTTCTCCTATCAACGTAGACGGTGCACAGAGAGTTATGATTTCTGAAAAAGAAATTATTGCAGTATTAGAGGAGTAAATAATGCATGAACAAGATATCCATACCCCCCACTATTTAGCTATTTATAATGATTTCTTTACAGATTACGTACGTGATAATAGTTTTTTTGAATTTATGAACCATGGGTTTTACCCACCCTATCGTTCTTTGGAAAAATATTTTTTAAGGAATCAAGCTTCGTTATATTTTAATCTCATTGAGGGCTTGGATTTATCTAATAAGTCGTTATTAGATATTGGTTGTGGTCGCGGTGGTGGTGCACTGGTGTATAAGAATCATACAAATATTAAAAATATTTCTGCATGTGATATAAATCCTTTAAGTATTGAATTTTGTAAGACCTCTTATACCGGTATAGATTTTAAGGTATGTAATGCAACAGCTTTACAATATAACGATCAAAGCTTTAATATTATTACTAATGTTGAATCAGCTCATTGTTACTCTAATTTTGAAAAATTTATTAGTGAAGTTCATAGAGTTTTAGCTCCTGGTGGTGTCTTTTGTTATACAGATATCTTTGGTGATGATACTTCAAGAGGTGTCTCAAGAATAACGACACTTTATCAAAGTAATCTATTTAAAAATATAGAAGAAAAAAATATAACAAAAAATGTGATGGATTCTTGTAGAGATAATATAAAAACTTTCTCGCAAATTACAGACATAAAATTAAGAGATTGGTGTGTTGGTAATGCTACAACTAAGGAACAATATTATTCTACGGGTAAAACATCTTACATGAAATTCACTTGTTTTACTTAATTAAATAACGTTCTTAAAAAATTACTGCCGTTTTGGAATTAGCTTAAAAGTAACTCTTGCACAAGGTATACATTTATAATATAATGTATACATAGAGTTAAAAGATCCCGTTCCTACTTAGATCGTTAAAGTAGCGTTTGATTAGCGATAGAGATCCGGTGGCAGAAAACCGTTAGCGTAGGGATGGCAACTACCCCCGCAGACTCTGATAGGCAGAATCTCAACTGCACACAGACTTTGAATAAATGGGGACGGACAGAGTAACTGCTCAGGTAGGGGCGATGGTGGAAGACGTAGCCTACAACTAATTTAGGTCTCATAGTATAACGGTTAGTATAGCGGCTTGTCACGCCGTTGATAGGAGTTCGATTCTCCTTGAGACCGCCAGTGGAGCGTTCGTCTATCGGTTAGGACATTAGGTTTTCATCCTAATAAGAGGAGTTCGATTCTCCTACGCTCTTCCATTTTAATTGCGGGGTTCGTATAGTGGTAATACCTGAGCCTTCCAAGCTCATGCGGAGAGTTCGATTCTCTTACCCCGCTCCATATATAATAATGCACTCTTGTCAGCACTGTGGGAAGCGCAGATAGACAATACTAGAACAAGGTTCGAATCCAAACAAGAGTGCTTTTTTTTTGCCCCGGTGGCGGAATTAGTATACGTGTTGGTTTTAGAAGCCAAATTTTAGGAGTTCAAGTCTCCTCTGGGGCCCCATTATAAAAGAAATTAAAAATATGAAAAAATTAGCAATTATAGGCAAAGGTACAGCAGGTAGTATTGCTGCAGCTCATTTTTTAAAACATACTGATTGGCAAATAGATCTGTATTTTGATTCTAGTATAAAACCTCAAGCAGTTGGAGAAGCTACTTGGCCAGGTCTAACTAAAGATCTTTATAATACGGTTGGGTTCAATGTTTTTGATTTAGAAAGTATTGATGGTACTTTTAAGACAGGGGTTAGTAAGGCAGGTTGGGGTGAAAGAGGATTACAGTTTTTTCATCATTTACTTCCAGGTTCTGTGGCATACCATTTTAATGCAGTTAAACTTCAAACTTTTATTTTTAATAAAATTAAAGAAAATCCTAGAGTCTCTTATCATGATAAAAACATTATTAATTATGATGATATAGACGCTGATTTTATTATGGATTGTTCCGGTAAGCCTTCTAATTTTAATAATCATCATATTTTAAATTATATTGCAGTTAATGCAGTTCATGTTACAATGTGTTATTGGGAACGACCTGAATTTCAATATTCACTAGCTAACGCTACAAAATACGGATGGCATTTTGGAATTCCGTTACAGAATCGATGTGCTGTAGGGTATATCTATAATAGTGATTATAATAATTTAGAAGATGTTAAAGCTGATGCATTAGAGACGATTAAAGAACTTAACTTAACTCCAAGCGAGCATACTAACAGTTTAAATTTTAAAAGTTATGTTCGTAAAGAAAACTTTACAAAACGAGTAGCGTACTGCGGTAATGCCTCCTTTTTCTTAGAGCCTTTAGAAGCTACTTCCTTTTGGATTGGTGATAAAATACAAAGATATGCATATGATATATGGAACGGGTTATATGAACCATTTGAAGGTAACAGGAAATATCATACTCTTATACGAGAAGCTGAGGTAATGATTATGCTACATTACATGGCTGGTTCTAAATATAAAACACCATTTTGGGAATATGCAAAACACCGCGGTGAACAATGCATTACAAACGCTCTGCGTGATAAAAATTTTGCAGATGTTATTAGAATGTCATTCGATAAGGATAGACATAATTTGATGAATGATTTTAACAGAGATCAATATAGTGGTTGGGGTCCAGCCTCATATCATCAAAATTTAGAAGGTCTAAGTCTCAAACATAAGTTTAAAGAATTACTAAACTTGTACCCTCTATAATGATAATATAAATAATATAAATTTACAATCAGTAAAATATAGTGTTTAATTATAAGTAATTATTTACTTTAAGGAATAAAATGAAGATTTTAAAGTTCTCAGCCTCTTGTGTGGTCCCTGTAAAATGTTGTTTATGACTATTGCAAGTATTAAAGATGAAATCCCTTACCCTGTAGAGGAAATAGATATTGATGCTAATTCTAAGCTATCAATCTAGGTTCGATTCCTGGTCACCGGACCATTTATTCTGTTGGCGGGGCTTCAAATATTAAATTACGTAAACCGTATTCGTAATCTTTAAGTATCTCTAACATAAGATTACAAACTTGGACTCTATGTTGAAAGGTTACAAGTTCTTGTCTTTTTTGGTTAACTTGGTTAGCAATAAAGCTACTTAGTAAATTTTCACCTTCAGTTTTTATTCTTAACTTGCTTAATACTTTTTCAAGATTAAGAATATATCTTTCAGTAACACCTATATCCTTATTAACAAGATCAAGCATGGTTCTTGTTTCCATTTCAGCAATATGGATTAGGTCGTCTTGATCTACATTGAAGTTTGGTACTACATGTAACAGTATTTGAACCAGGTTTGCTACTGCTTCATCTTTAGCATTTGTAGTAGTAGTCTCACCAGTAATGTCATATTGTTTTCTTCTAACAGGGTCACTTAATATCTCATATGCAAGCTTAATACGTTTAAATAACTCTTCATCGCCGCCCTTATCGGGGTGATGCATCTGCGCAAGTGTTCTATACCTTTGTTTAATAGTTTCTAACGAAACATCAACAGGTACATCTAATTCTGTATAAGGGTTCATATTTTAATTTGGTAACGTTGTTTATTTATTGATAAATAAACTGTCTCAGTGGCGGTTTTCTTTTGTCTATGTTATAATTATGAAAAAGGAGTATGGTATGAAAATCGTTGTTCTTGGAGCAGGTACAGCTGGGTTAATTACTGCTCTTATACTCAGGGAAAAATATCCTACCTACCCAATTACCATTGTTAAATCTGATACTATTGGTATAGTAGGGGTTGGGGAGGGATCGACTGAGCATTGGGCTTGGTTTATGGATTATGTCGGTATTAATAATCTTGAATTGCTTTATGAAACAAAAGCTACTGCAAAAATAGGAATTTTATTTAAAGACTGGCATTCAGGTCCAGCCTATGTACATAGCATATCTCATTTTACATTATCAGGTCTTAATCGACCTGAATTATTCCACCATCTCTACCTTAATGGTAATCAAGAAGACTTTCCATTATCACCGCATTTTAAACCAATTTATTCTAAACACTTAATACCTACATGTAATAATTTTAGAAGTACAAATCAATATCATTTTGATACTTTTAAGCTCGGTAGTTATCTTTCTAAAATATGTGTAGATAAAGATATTAGTATAGAAGATAATATTATTACAGATGTTATTTTAAATAACAACGGTGATATACATGAGTTAGTAGCGGAGCAAGGAAATATTTCTGGTGATTTGTTTATTGATTGTAGCGGATTTAAAAGAATTCTTTCTAATAAGCTTGGTAACCAATGGGTATCAAAAACTGAATATCTTCCTCTTAATAGAGCAATTGCATTTCCAACAGAACAAATTAAAAATCAAAACATTGAACCTTATACAACTTCTACAGCTCTTTCTGCCGGTTGGTCGTGGAGAATACCTACACAAGAAAGATATGGTAACGGGTACGTTTTTAATACCGGGTATATAGATTCAGATAGAGCACTATCAGAGTTATCCCAGACCCTTGGTGTTAATGTTGAGAAATTTGCTAGAGATATACCTTTCGAAGCCGGTAAAGTGGATAAATTTTGGTTTAAAAATGTCATTAGTGTAGGTCTTGCCGGTAGCTTTGCTGAACCACTAGAGGCACAAAGCATTGGATTTACAATAGTACAATTACAAGTCTTACTTGATTATCTCGACGCATGGCCTCTTAATAAAAATGTACGTGAAAATTTTAATAAACAAATGGACGATATATTTAATAATATAATTAATTATTTGCAGTTACATTACCTTGGAGATCGAAACGATACAAAATTTTGGCAAGATAAACCATTTAAGCTTACAGAATTTAACAGAGAAAATTTACCGTTATTTAAAAGAGGTATTTTTTTAAATACAGAATATAAAGATAACTACATGTTTAAATTAGCTAATTTTTATCAAGTTGCCGCTGGCCTTAATTTAATAGATAAAAATTTATTAACTGAGAGTTTAAATTTAAACAGAGTAACATACAATAACATTAACCGTGACAGGGCTATCGAGGTCTATAATTCTATAAAAAATTGTACTGTAACGAGTCACCGAGATTACTTAAATTTAGCTAATTATAATTATTTACATAAAAGAGGTTTGAATGAAAGTTGAGTTTAATTCGTTACATTGGAATAACGTTGACAAGGATATGCTATCGGCACATCAACGTGTTATGGATTATTTTAAAATTCCAATGAATTATGATAACCGCGATGGTCATAATCATGGCATGTGGATGCAATGGGTAATTAATAATTCTAAAAGTGATGTTATTGTGTTTATGGAACCCGATTGTATTCCTCTCAATAAGAACTACTTAGAATATATTAAGTATACATACAGAGACGGAACGTTTGTTGGCATTGCTCAAGTCTCAAATCACATCCCCCCTAAATCTCATATCTACGCTGCACCCGGCTTCTATGCAATCTCTAAGAAAGCATATGATAGGCTAGACCGCCCGTCATTTACTGAAACACGTCGTTCAGATACAGCTGAAGAAATATGTTATATGGCTGAAGAAAAAGGTATGAAGTACCGTGCACTGATGCCTACATATTTTGAGAAGCCTTCTTCAGAAGGTATTTGGCCTTTAAGTAATCTTGGCTACTATGGTATTGGTACAGTGTTTGATAATTCTATCTACCACCTCTATCAGTCAAGAATGGCTGAAAATATCGAGATGTTTGTTAAACGTTGCGATCAGGTTATTAGAGACGAATTTACAACTGAATTTTTTACATCAGCTACAACATTTACAGTATGAAAATTTTATTCCACGCAAATACATTAAACTACCGAGGTACAACAGTAGCGGTAACAGATTACGCAAGGTACAATGAAGAGATTCTCGGTAATGAGAGTGTCATTGTTTATAACGAAAGTCTAGGCTATGAAAAAGACATGGGTACAGAAGCAGTAGTACTCCATAACCTTAAGCAACGTTTTAAAATCGTTTGTTATAAAGACGGCCAGTTACAAAATCTTGTAGATAAAGAAAAAGTAGACATGGCTTACTTTATCCGAGCCGGTCACAAAGAGGGTGACCTTGTAACTAATACTAAGACAGCTATACATGCAGTCTTTCAGCATTATGAACCTCATGGTGACAAGTATGCATATATTTCTGAGTGGTTATCTAATAAAATGTCAGATGGTAAGATGCCGTTTGTTCCACATATTGTTAACCTACCGGAACCGAAAAAAGATTATAGAGAAGCGTTGGGTATCAGACCAGATCAAATTGTAATTGGTCGCTTGGGCGGTTATTTTACTTTTGATATTAAATTCGTAAAAGATTATATTACCAAGTTGGTTAAAGACAATGATACGTTTGTTTTTCTTATGATGGGTACCGAGCCTTTCGTATCTCATCCTAATGTAAAGTTCATTAACGAAATTCATGACGTTCAACGTAAAGCAGACTTTATTAATACTTGTGATGTGATGTTACATGCAAGGGAAAGAGGGGAGAGTTTCGGTCTATCTATTGCCGAGTTCTTATCGCTTAATAAACCGGTCCTTGCATGGAACAATGGTCACGATTTAAACCATTTAGATATGTTAAAAGATAGCGGTCTATTATATAATGATGCAAGTCATTTGAATTACCTACTTCACAATCTTCCTGACTTTAAAGAAGATTGGACTAAGAGGGTAGAGCAATTTAAACCTGTACCTGTAATGAATAAATTTAAAGAGGTGTTTCTATGACACAGATAGTTTTTAAAAGAGTTACAACGCCTGCAGAGGCAGAAATCCTTCGTACTATACGTAATAAGTGTAGGGAATATATGACGCGTAGTACAGACTACATTACCCCAGAGCAGCAAGAAGAGTGGTTTAAGACTGCGTTCCGTAAATACGATCTTTACATTGCATATGCTATCGAACACGGGGTATGTATTGTTGATGCTGGTTTTGGTGTCGTTCATAAAAATGAAGATGAGTTTTTATTAACAGGGGGACTGGTACCTGAATACAGAGACAAAGGATTAGGTAAAGTTATTTTTAAGTTTCTTGTTGACCAATGTCACAAATCATTACCTATTCGGCTTGAAGTATTAAAAACTAATACACGAGCATTTAAAACATACGAAGGCCTGAACTTTAAAGTAACAGGTGAAAACGATAATTTATTTTTTATGGAGTATCAATATGATTCCGTTATTTAAAGTAGGAATGTCTGACGTTACCGCAGACAGAGTTACAGAAGTTTTAAAGTCTGGTTTTATCGGTCAAGGTCCTGTTGTAGAAGAGTTTGAAGATGAACTATGGAAAGTATTAGGTAGTAAGACAAGACCGGTGACAGTTAATTCCTGTACCGCTGCTATTGATCTATCTCTGGATATAATCGGTATTAAACCTGGGGATGAGGTTATTGCTACGCCACAGACGTGTTTTGCCTCTAATGTTGGTGCAATTCATCGTGGTGCAAGAATTCGTTGGGCTGATATTGATCCTTTGACAGGCTTGATTGATCCTGAGTCAGTTAAAAAATTAGTTACACCTAAAACTAAAGCTATTTTAGCTGTTAACTGGGCTGGTAAGTTTTGTGATTATAAAGCTCTCAAGGCAACAGGTGTCCCGGTTATTGAAGATGCTGCTCATTGCTGGGATGTGCATGCAACAGATATATTAGAACGCGGAGATTATATTTGCTACAGTTTTCAAGCAATTAAATTTTTGACTACAGGGGACGGTGGTATTTTAATATGTCCACCTGATACAGAAAACGAAGCACGAACACTTCGCTGGTATGGTTTAGACAGAACCAAAAATGAGTCTTTTAGATGTACGCAAGACATTACTAAAGTTGGGTTTAAGTATCATATGAACGATATTAATGCCTCTATTGGTTTATCTAATATTAGTAAAGCAGAATACTCTGTAACTTGTAGCAGAAGAAATTCTAGAGAATATATTAACAAGGTTAAAAACCCGTTATTGACCTTGCCTGAATGGGATCCTAACTGTTCATACTGGTTATTCAGTATGCATGTCAAGCCTGGCCTTAAAGATCACTTTACTCAATACTTAACTGAAAATTTTATTGCATCAAGCCCGGTTCATTTTAGAAATGACATGTATAGTAGTATTACTCAATTCAGAGAAGGTGACTTACCTGGTGTATCAGCGTTTACAGATACACAAGTTTGTATACCTAACGGGTGGTGGCTGAATCTTGCTGATACTGAACACATTATTAAGACGTTGAACGAATATACAGGAACATAATATGAGTATTTTAGTAATTGGTGGTAGCGGCTATATTGGTTCGCGTTTAGTACCTTATTTAAGAAGTCATAATCATGAAGTAGAAGTTTATGGTAATAGATCTAATGACTATAATAAACTTACTACAAAGTTTCTTGAACCATTTAAGACAATTATTCTTTTAGCTGGGCATTCAAGTGTACAGATGTGTGTTGGTGATATCAGATCACCATGGCATAATAACGTCCGTAATTTTATTAACCTTGTAGAAAAGACTTCTAAGGATACTAAAATTATTTACGCAAGCAGTGCATCTGTTTACGGTAATTCAGATAATATGTCTTTTGAAAATAAAATGTCGTTAGAAATTCTTAATAACTACGATCTTACTAAAATTACTCTAGATATTGCTGCTCAAAAATATCTTGCCCAAGGCAGACAGCTCTTAGGTTTAAGATTCGGTACAGTTAATGGAGGAAGCCCTGTTATTCGCCGCGACCTTATGATTAATATGATGGTGTATAATGCACTTAATGAAGGTAAGATTACGGTTGCTAATAAACATATTAATCGTTCTATCCTATGCATTGAAGATCTTGTGCGGGCTGTCGAGCGCATAGTATACCAAGGCAGACATAACTTTATTCCTGGTATGTATAATATGGCTTCATTTACTGCTACAGTGGACGAGATTTCTAGTTATGTTAGTAAGAAGCTAGGAATTGAAATTGTAGATAAAGGCAATACTGCAGGAGCATATAACTTCGATATTAATACAGATAAGCTTTGCAAAGACTATGACTTTAAGTTTACAGAAACAATTGAGTCAACTGTTAATAGTGTTATTGAATGTTACAAAGATCCATCGACAAACGTTGTAATTAGAAAAGATTATATAGAATATAATGATTGATTATGTAACAGTAATCTATAGGAATTATGACCTACTAGAACTACAGGTTGAAAATTTCAAGAAGAGATTCGATAGAAAACATTACAATTTAATTGTAGTAGACAATACCCCGAACTCTGAAAAAAGAGTTTTACCGGAAACTGAAGACTATCAATATGTGTACTGTAACAGTACTCCAACCTTTGACGGTCTTTCCCACGGTAGGGCTATAGATTACGGTTTAACGTTTTGTACTACAGGTATAGTATCTATTATTGATTCTGATTACTTTGTATTAAATAATAATATACATTACTACATTATAGATAAATTCGAACAAGGGTATAAAGCCGTAGGTACGGAATACAACGATGGCAAGGATACCAGCCAATGGGTAAATATTAATCCAGATAATTTTAAAAACATACCTTGTTGTTTTGGTTCATACTATGACATCAACCTTGCAAGATCTAAGAGCTGGGTATTAACGCAACAAGAAGTAGATCAAAATCGGTCAACAGGGTTTGTCGAAGTTGGTTGGAAAATAAGAAAACACATCTTAGATAACCAAATTAAAACGTTAGCCTGGCAGACTGATGCTACCTATTATGGTGATTGCTATTTTAAAAATGAATTAGGTAATTTAATGGGTATGCACTACGTGGCAGGTTCACATAGAAGATGGAATGAGCAGTCTAAACAAGACTTGAGAAATATTATACAGAAATATTAATTATGAAAATTGAATCTAATCCTTTTATACCAGATGTTAAGATAATCGAAAGACCAGTTTATTCTGATCACCGTGGTTTCTTTACTGAGTCTCTTAACCCTCTTGTTGAACAAATACTTGGTGTGACGTTCGTGCAAGACAATCACTCTATGTCTCACAAATATGTTATCAGGGGTATCCATTATCAATGGAATAACCCGATGGGTAAGTTATGTCGAGTAGTAAAAGGTGCAGGTATAGATGTAGCGGTTGACTTGCGTGCTAATTCTTCTACATTCGGTAAATACGTTATGGTGTACCTATCGGAAGATAATTTTAAACAAGTCTGGGTACCACCTGGGTTCGGTCATGCGTTTATTTCTTTAGAAGAAGAGACTCACTTCTGTTACAGTTGTTCTGCCGTACACAACGCTGAATCGGAAAGTGCAATATGCCCCCTTGATACTACGTTGATGCTTGACTTGCCTTTTGCAAGAAATAAAGCTATAATCTCCGATAAAGATAAAAACGCTATGTCGTTTGAAGATTATAAATTAGATCCAAAATTTTGAAAGTTAATTATGCGTAAAACCGTTGTTACTCATTTTTTTAATGAAGAGTATTTACTCCCTTGGTGGCTTGAGCATCATAAGAAGTATTTTGATCACGGGGTTATGATCGATTATAATTCTACCGATTCATCTGTTGAGATTATTAAAAAGATATGCCCGACATGGACTATTGTTAAATCAAGGAATGAATTCTTTGATGCTAAACTTTGTGATGACGAGGTAATTGATTATGAAAGTCAATACCCTGGTTGGAAAATGTGTCTTAATGTCACAGAATTTTTAGTTGGTGATTATTCTATTCTTGATAATGCAACGAGTGATAATCTGGTTCTTCCTTGCTGTGTAATGGTAGACGATAAGCCAGAAATTATTCCAGCCCCTACTAAGTCCTTGGTTGAACAAAAGACATATGGTATGCATTATAACGATGGTGCATCTAAAATAAGAAGATCAAGAGTTATTCATAGTAAACGTTTATATGTTTATCCTCTTGGCAGACATTTTGATACGCCACATACAACAGAAAAAATGGTTGTTCTCTGGTATGGATTCTCACCGTATAATACAGAAGCAGTTAAAAGAAAACTACAAATACAAACTAAAATACCCCCATCAGATTTTGCTAAGGGCTATGGTACACAGCATAATACTAATGAAGAAAAGCTGAATGCTATTTACCAAGATTACCTGTCACATAGTAAAGAATTAGCTCAAGAACCATTTATGCAGCAATTTAATTATAAATAAAAATTTAATTAAAGGGTCATATGAATGTTGCATTAATATTTGTAGGTATATCATTCGGTCATAAATCAGAAAGAGACTTTAATCATTGTTTTCCTAATATTGACCGCAACATAATCCAACCTCTTAAAAAAAACCATTCTGTACATAATTATGTCGTTACGTATGATAACGATAGAATGGATGAAGTTAATAAACTACTTAATCCTAAGAAATTAATTAGCATATCATTTGAAGGTAGTCATCAAAATACTACCCGTACAAAAGCCTCTACAGTAACAGGTAATGATTATATTGATTTCTATATTATGACAAGATTTGACATTCATTACAATAAAAGTTTAGAAGAATTTAATTTGGATTGGGATAAGTTTAATATTACTTCCCGAGAAGGAAATGGTTTTTGGGAAAGTCAGCAGTTTGTAGGGGATACATTTTATGCATGGCCAAAGAGACTTCACGATCAAGTAGTTCAAGGTTTTAATGTACTTACTAACGGTGAAGTTAAGTATGATTTTAATCATATGCACAACTTCTACTCTATACTTGCTCCTATCATGGGTGCCGAAAATATTCACTTTATGAGTGAGGAACCACAATTGAGTGGTCACCTACTAACAAGTTTATGTACCAGAGATTATTGCGATCGTCTGCGCAGCAAAATTCCAATAAACGAAGAAATCTTAGCTAGATTTCCATAATAAGGATTTAAATGATTAATGTAGTTATTCCAATGGCCGGTAGAGGTCAGCGATTTGTTGAAAGTGGTTACAAAGAACCTAAACCAATGATTGATGTAGTTGGCGTTCCAATGATTAAACGAGTCATTGATTCTCTTACTTCTAAACATAGCCAATGTAATTTTATTTTTATTGCATTGAAAGAACATTTAGATAACGGGCTTCAAGAATTTCTTGAGCAACAAGGTACAATTATTCCTTTGGATATTGTTACTGAGGGTGCTGCGTGCACCACGTTGATGGCACTACCTTATATTAATAATTCTAAGCCGTTAGTTATTGCAAACTGTGATCAATATCTTGAATGG